CTACTGGCTGGCCCAGACGATGCGATGCATCCAGGCCAGTTCCGACAGGTCGAAGCTGTAGTTGGGGTGGGCCGGGTTCAGGCTGGCCAGTTCGACGCGCCGGGCGGATTGCCGCAGCAACTGCTTGGCCATCACCTCCCCCGCCCGGGTGCGCACCACCACGCGATCGCCGCGGCGGACAGGCGCGCCGGGGGAGACGATGACGACGTCGCCATCCCGGAAGACGGGCTCCATGCTCTCCCCGCTGATCTCGAGGGCATAGGCATTGGGGTCCGGGACATCGGGGACCGAGATCTCGTCCCAGCCGCCGCCGACGGGGTAGCCGCCATCGTCGAAATAGCCCTCCCCCCCCGCCTGGGCCAGGCCGATCAGCGGAATGCGCCGTGCGCTGATGGTGCGGTTGCGCGGCAGGGCGGGCGCACCGGTGACGAGGGAGGCGAAGGCCTCCATCCCCGTTCCCGTGGCGTGCAGGACCTTGGCGACGCTCTCGGTGGAGGGCCAGCGCGCCCTTCCATCGGCGCCGGTGCGCTTGGACGGGTTGAAGGCGGTCGCGTCCAGCCCCGCGCGGCGCGCCAGGCCGGAGGCCGAGAGACCATGCTCGGCCGCCAGGGCGTCGATCGCCCGCCAGATATCCTCGTGCCGCATCGCAGCCGGCCCCTCATGCGAATCGAGGCCCGGATATGGGGACTCGACCTGGGCATCACATCCTAGGTTTCGAGTCGCGAATCAATAGGAACAACATCCTTGCAACCGTGAGTGGAACAGTCTAAGAGGGCTTTGTTCCTGTTTTGTTCGGGAACGGACGAGGAAGGACCCCTTGAGATGGCTTTCATCACCAGCCGCGCCCCTGTCCTGGCCAGCATGAGCCGAGCGGAACCCTTCACCTGCGCCGAGGATGCCTGGTTCTGGACCATGGCGGCGCTGACCGCCCGGCGCGACGGCGCCAGGCTGGGCGCCGGCCGCGGCACGGTGGTGCGGCCTTGCGAACCCGATGACGTCGTGAAGGTGCTGGACCGCCTCTATCGCCAGCGGCGGATCGACCTCGCCCATGCGCGCATCCTGCGCATCTGGGGCGAACGCGGCGACCAGCCGAGCGCCCGCATCCCGCAGGAGGCCGGCGACCTTCGCCTGTGGCGGGAAGCGATGGACCGCCTGGACTACCCCCTGCGCGCCAAGGGGATCGTCGCCGGGCCGGCGCGGGGAATGGACATCGGGCCGGCGCGGGAAATGGACAGCGGGCCGGCGCGCGGCGTGACGCTGCCGGAGGAACCTGCGACGCGTAGCGGAGCGGAGATCCTGCCCTTCCCGTGTGGGCGCCGATGAAGGCCCGCCTGGCGCATCGGCGGGCGCTGGCGGCCGATCCCACCGGGCAGGGCGTCTGGATCGCCTTCGGCGGCGTGGCGGACCAGCCCTGGCTGCGGCTGCTGCGCCCGGGGTTCCGCCACTGCTTCGCCGCACTGTCGGATGAGGCCGGCTGGACGGTGCTGGAACCGCTGTCGGGCCGCCTGGTGGTGGCCAGGCTGCCGGTAGCGGCGGGCTTCGACCTGCCGGGCTTCTACCGGCGGGCGGGGCTGCGCGTGCTGGGCCCCTTCGTGCCCGGTGAACCCGCGGCCAGCATCGGGCCTGTGCTGGCCCCCTTCACCTGCGTGTCGCTCTGCCGGGCGCTGCTGGGGCCCGGCGCGCCCTTCGCCATCACGCCCTTCGGACTGTTCCGCGCGCTGGGTGGGCAGATGGCGGAAACGGCACCGCGCAGAATCTTTGGCGAAATAGGAAATAATTCTTGACACAGCCCTGAAGGGCCGCTACACAGGCCAGGCCACGGGGCGAGTTGCGCCCGATGGCACCTCCCTCCGGTCCCTGCCTCGGGCCCGTCCGGTTCGCCGGGCGGGCCCATTTCTTTGGCGGGCGGCCCGGACCCTTTCACCGATCAAGCCGAAGGAAGCGCGCATGGGTGGCCTGATCAGGGCGCCGAAGCCGGCGGCGCCCGCCGTCGATTCCAGTGCGGCCAACGCCCAGGCGCAGGCCGATGCCAATGCCGCCGCCGCGGCGAACGCCGACAGCGCGGCACGCGAAGCCCGCCAGAAGGCGCTGGAGCGCGCGCGGCGGGGCCTGGCGGGCACGATCACGACCTCCGCGCGGGGCGTGCTGGACCCGGCGCCGGCCTTCGCCGTGCGCAAGAGCCTGCTGGGCGAGTGAGGGCGATGATGACACCCGAGGACATCCTGGCCCGCCACGCCCGCGCCTCCGCCCGCCGCCGGCCGCTGGAGGGGCAGTGGCAGGATTGCTACGACGTGGCGCTGCCCGCGCCCAACGCCGCGCCGCTGTTCGACGCGACCGCAGCCGATGCGGCGGAACAGCTGGCGGCCTCCCTCCTCGCGGAGCTGGTGCCGCCGTGGTCGCGCTGGTTCGGCCTGGCGCCGGCCCGCAAGGTGGCCGACAGCGCCGCGGCGCAGGACGTCGCGAAGACGCTGGAGGAAGCGGCGGAAACGCTGCAGGGGCACCTCGACCGCTCCAACTTCGCGCTGGAGATCCACCAGGCCTTCCTCGACCTGGTCGTGACCGGCACCGGCCTGCTGCTGGTGGAGGAAGCGCCGGTGGGGGAGGCTTCCGCGCTGCGATTCTCCGCCGTGCCGATGCGCGACGCGGTGCTGGAGGAGGGCGTGTCCGGCCGGCTCGATACCGTGTTCCGGTCGCTGCGCCTGACGGCAGCCGAGATCAAGGCGCGCTGGCCCGCGGCGGTGATCGCCGAGCGTCGCCGGAGCGAGGACGAGCCGGCGCCGAAGCTGCGGGTGGTTGAAGCCGCTTGGCCGGACGCCCGGGCCGGCCACCGCCTGGCGGTGGTGGCGGAGGAGGAGGACGGCACGTCCCGCCTGCTGGCCGAGGGCCGCTTCGCGGAGAGTCCCTTCATCGCCTTCCGCTGGCTGAAGGTGCCGGGCGAGGTCTATGGCCGCGGTCCCGTGGCCAAGGCCCTGCCCGACATCCGCACCGCCAACAAGGTGGTGGAGCTGGTGCTGAAGAACGCCTCCATCGCCGCCACCGGCATCTGGCAGGCGGAAGACGATGGCGTGCTGAACCCCGCCACGGTGCGGCTGGTGCCGGGCGCCATCATCCCGAAGGCGCCGGGTTCATCGGGCCTCACGCCGCTCGCTGCGCCCGGGAATTTCGATGTCTCCCAGCTCGTGCTGAACGACCTGCGGACCCGCATCCGCGGCGCGCTGCTGGCCGACCGGATCGGGCAGGCGGAGAAGCCCGGCATGACGGCGACGGAGGTGCTGGAACGCAGCGCGCAGAGCGCGCGGCTGCTCGGCGCCACCTATGGCCGCCTGCAGGCGGAGCTGCTGACGCCGCTGGTGGCGCGCTGCCTGGCCGTGCTGCGGCGGCGGGGCGAGATCCCCGCGCTGCTGCCTGATGGGCGGGAAGCGCGGCTGACCTACGCCTCGCCGCTCGCCCGCGTGCAGGCCCGCGCGGATGCGGCGGACACGCTGCTGTTCCTGCAGGCCGCGGCGGCGCTGGGGCCGGAGGCGCGCGCCACGCTCGATGCCCCTGCGGCCGCGCGCTGGCTGGCCCGAACACTGGGCGCGCCGCCGGAAATCCTGCGGCCCGCCGATGCGACCCCCGCCCAACCCCAGACCCAGGAGTGAGCCCCGGCATGCCCGAGGATCTTCTCGAGACCGCCCTGAAGCCGGACACGGCCGCGGGCCGCACGACCCGACCGGCCGAAATCCCGGAGAAGTTCTGGGACGAGGCCGCCGGCGCGCTGCGCGTCGACGCCCTGCTGAAATCCTACCTGGAACTGGAACGCCGCATGTCCCAGCGCCAGGGCCCGCCGGGCGATGACGCGCCGGAGGAGGAGCGGCTGCGCTGGCGCCGGCTGCTCGGCATTCCCGACAGCCCGGATGGCTACGAGATCACGCCGCTGAACGAGGTGGTATCGCCCGACCCGGTGGTGAACGCGAAGCTGCACGAGGCCGGCTTCACGCCGCGCCAGGTGCAGCTGGTCTATGACCTGGCGGCCGAACGCCTGCTGCCGCTGATCGCGGAAGCGGCCGCGGATTTCGAGGCCGCGCGACAGGTGGAGAAGCTGCAGGCGCATTTCGGCGGGGAGGAACGCTTCCGCCGCATCGCCGCCCAGCTGTCCAGCTGGGGCCGCGCCAACCTGCCGGAAGCGGTCTTCACGGCGCTGTCCAGCACGGCGGAGGGCGTGGTCGCGCTGCATCGCATGATGGAAGGCAAGGAACCGGCCCTTGCGCGCGATGCGCAGGCGGAATCGACGCCGGATGAGGGGGAACTGCGCCGGATGATGCGCGACCCCCGCTACTGGCGGACGCGGGAGCCCGATTTCGTGAAGCGCGTGACGGACGGGTTCCGGCGCCTCGTCGGCGAATAGCCGACGGGTACACCGGCCTCGTCGGCGAATAGCCGACGGGGTGTGTCGCCTACGCGGCGCGTGACAACCCGCTGAGATCCGGCCAGGCGCCCGCTGCGCATCGCAGCGCGTGGCGCCGGCCGGCGTCGCCGCGCCCCTCCCCGGGCGCGGCGCCGGCGGGGCGGATGGCGCGGGCCCAAGGGGTCCCCATCCGCCCCGCCCCCCCCTTCCCGCAAGCAACCCGCGTGAGCGGGCCTGCGGAGCCATGCCGTGGCGCCGGCCCCAGGGGCAAACCCCCCGGGGGCAACCGGTGGCGCGGCGCCTTCCCTGCACCCCATCACGAAGGAGGGCCACGATGCCCGCCAGCACCCAGATCGACGCCGTCTTCGCCGTCCAGTTCCAGGCCGAGGTGAAGGAGGCCTATCAGCGCCAGGGCAGCAAGCTGCGCCCCCTGGTGCGGTCCAAGTCCGGCGTCACCGGATCCAGCACCTTCTTCCCGAAGGTCGGCAAGGGCACCGCCGCGGCGAAGACGCGCAACGGCGCCGTCCCGGTGATGAACCTGGAGCATGCGCAGGTCGAATGCGTGCTCCAGGACTACTATGCCGGCGACTGGATCGACCGGCTGGATGAGCTGAAGACGAACATCGACGAACGCACCGTCGTCGCCAATGCGGGCGCCTATGCGCTGGGCCGCAAGACGGATGAGCTCATCATCGCGGCGCTCGATGCCGGTACGCGGGAAGCGATCGGCACCGCCGCCGGCACGACCGACAGCGACGGCCTGACCAAGGCGAAGGTGCTGCTGGCGTTCGAGATGATGGGCGCCGCGGATGTGCCGGATGATGGTGGCCGCGTCGCCGTCGTCGGCTGGAAGCAGTGGAGCCAGCTGCTGGCGATCGAGGAATTCGCCTCCTCCCAGTATGTCGGCGACGATGCGCTGCCCTGGAAGGGCAGCCAGGCGAAGCGCTGGCTCGGCGCGCTGTGGATGCCGCATTCCGGCCTGACCAAGTCCGGCGCGCTGCGCTACTGCTACTTCTTCCACCGCACCGCCATCGGCCACGCCGCGGCGGCGGAAGTGCAGACCGACGTCACCTGGCACGGCGACCGCGCCGCGCATTTCGTCGCCAACATGATGAGCCAGGGCGCCGTGCTGGTCGATGACATGGGCGTCGTGCGCATGCGCGCGGCGGAATAAGGCGCAAGGGTCAGCCTGTCGCCACCACCCAGGGCGGTCCCCGTGACGGGGGCCGCCCAACCTCCCGCGAACGGACATGACAACCATGGCACTCACCGCGCTCGCGCTGTGCTCGCGCGCCCTGCTGCGCCTGGGCGCGCAGCCCGTCGCCTCGCTCGATGAGGGGACGGCGGAGGCGGAGGTGGCGGCGAATCTCTACGCGCCGGTGCGCGACGCGCTGCTCTCCGCCCATCCCTGGTCCTTCGCCACCGGCCAGGCTTCCCTGCCCCGGCTGGCCGCAGTGCCGCAGGCGGACATGGCGCATGCCTTCCAGCTGCCGCCGGGCTTTCTCCGCGCGCTGTCCGCCGGCAGCGGCGGGCGCGGGCGCGGCACGCCCTACCGTCTGCACGAGGACCGGCTGCACGCCGATGCGGAGCAGGTCGTGCTGACCTACATCTTCCGTGCCGATGAAAGCGCCTTCCCGCCCTTCTTCGCCCAGGCGCTGGTGGCGCGGCTGGCCGCGGAATTCTGCCTGCCGCTGACGGAGTCCGCATCGCGGGCGGAGATGCTGTTCCGCCTGGCGGAGACGGAGTTGCGCGCCGCGCGGCAGATCGACAGCCAGCAGGACACGCCGCGGGCGATCGAGGATTTCCCGCTGGTCTCGGTGCGGGGCTGATCGCATGACCATCGCCACGCGACGCACCAAATCCTCCTTCACCGCCGGGGAACTCGCGCCCAACCTGTTCGGCCGCGCCGATCTGCGGGCCTTCGAGAATGGCGCGCGCCGGCTGCGCAATGTCGTCATCCAGCCCACGGGCGGCGTCGCGCGGCGGCCGGGCCTGCTGCATGTGGCGTCCCTGCCCGGGCCGGCCCGCCTCATTCCCTTCGAGTTCAACACGGAGCAGACCTACCTGCTGGTGCTGACCGAGGGGCAGCTGCATGTCTTCCTGGGCGATGCCGCGGTAGCGAGCCTGCCGGCGCCCTGGTCCACCGGCATGCAGGGCCAGGTCGCTTTCACGCAGAGCGCCGACACGCTGCTGCTGTTCCACCCCGATGTCGCGCCGCAGCGCCTGACGCGGAGCAGCCATACCAGCTGGACGCTGACACCTTTCGTCTTCGATGCCGTGCCCGTCTTCAACTTCCGTCCCGATGTCACGCTGGCGGCCTCCGCCACCACCGGCACCGTGACGCTGACGGCCTCCGCCGACGTCTTCTCCAGCGGCCATGTCACCGCGCCATTCCGCATCGCGGGCCAGACAGTCGCCATCACCGCGGTGGCGAATGCACGGTCGGCGACAGGGATCGTCAACGGCACGCTGCCCGGCACCGCGCCGACCACGGATTGGGCGGAGCCCGCCTTCAGCGGCGTCCGCGGCTATCCCGTCTCCGCCTGCTTCCACCAGGATCGCCTGGTACTGGGCGGGTCGCGGGATCTGCCGAACCGGCTTTGGCTTTCGCGCACCGGCGACATCGGCAATTTCGACAACGGCACCGGCCTCGACGACCAGGCGATCGAATTCGCGCTGGTGTCGGACCAGGTGAATGCGATCCGCGCCGTCTTCTCCGGCCGCCACCTGCAGGTCTTCACCTCCGGTGCCGAGTGGATGGTGACGGGCGATCCGCTGACGCCGTCCTCCATCCAGCTGCATCGCCAGACGCGCGTCGGCAGCCTGGTGGACCGGCAGGTGCCGCCGGTGGATGTGGATGGCGCCACGCTGTTCGTCGCGCGGTCCGGCCAGGCAGTGCATGAATTCGCCTATACCGACGTCGCCGACGTGTACCAGGCGAATGACCTGGCGCTGGTGGCGCGGCACCTGATCCAGCAGCCCGTCTCCATGGCCTATGACCAGACCATGCGGCTGCTGCATGTGGTGATGGCCGATGGGTCGATCGCGACGCTGACGCTCTATCGCGCGGAACAGGTGACGGCCTGGACGCGGCTCGACACCGCAGGCCGCTTCAAGGCGGTGGCGGAGACCGAGGGCCGCGTCTTCGCGGTGGTGGAAAGGAATGGCTGGCATCGGCTGGAACGCTTCGACACGGCGCTCGGCCTCGATGCCGCGCTGTCCGGCACCAGCGCCACGGAACAGGATGTGTGGTCAGGGCTCGGCCACCTCGACGGATCGGTGGTCAGCGTCATGGCGGATGGGGCACCGCGCGGGGCCATGACCGTCGCCGGCGGCGCGGTCACGCTGGACCCGCCGGCGCGCGCCGTGCAGGTCGGCCTGACGTTCCGCCATGTGGTGGAACCGCTGCCGACGGGCCTGTCCGGTGCCGGTGGCGCCGCTTCCGCACCGCTCCGCCTGGTCTCCGCCACCTTCCGGGTGATGGAGACGCCGGCGCTGGAGGTCGACCTCGGCCGCGGCGTGCAGCCCGTGCCGTTCCGGCGGCTGGACACGGCGCTGCTGGATGCCGCGCCCGCGCCCTTCACCGGCGACATCACGCTGCGCGCCCTCGGCTGGCGGCGGGATGCGATGGCGCCGCTGTGGCGGGTGGAGGGTGAGACACCGCTGCCGCTGACCCTGCTTTCCGTCACCACCGACATGAGGATGACCGACTGATGGCGCAACTCGCCCCCATCGCGACCGCCCTCGGCGCGGGCGCCTCGCTGTATTCCACGGTGCGCCAGGCCCAGACGCAGTCCAGCAACGCCAGGGCCCAGGCCGCCGCCGCGCAGCAGCAGGAAGCCGCGCGGCAGCAGCAGCTGGCCGCGCAGCAGGCGGCGGAAACGCGGGCGCGCGAAGCACGGCTGGCAGGCACCACGGCCGCCGCCCGCGCGCGGCTCGCGGCCAGCGGCGTGTCACCGGATGAGGGCTCTGCCGCCGCGCTGACGGCGGGGCTGGAACGCGATGCCGCCGCGGCGCAATCGGACAGCGACCAGGTCTTCGCCGCCCGGCTTTCCGCCGGGCGGCGCAGCCTGCTGAACAATGACGGTTCGCTGACCACCTGGCTGCGCGCCGGCAGCAGCTTCGGCAATTCGCTGCGCAACCTGCTGGATTGATCACCCGTCGCCGCGCGCCCGTCGCGCGGCCCTTCCCTGCCCCCCATTCCTGGAGCCCACGATGGCCGAGCACATCCGCATCGGCGACGTCGCGCCGCGCGTGCAATACGTGGGCGATGGCGCGCGCAGCGACTTCACCTTTCCCTTCCCCATCTTCCTGGCGGAGGAGTTGGAAGTCCGCGTCGACGGCATCGTCCTTGGCAGCGGCTTCACTGTCTCCGGCGCCGGACAATCCGCTGGCGGTACCGTCACGCTGCCATCGCCACCCGGCATCGGCAGCACGGTCACGCTGCGCCGCCGCGTCAAGGTCGAGCGCACGTCCGACTTCCAGGACAATGGCGTGCTCCGTGCGCGCACGCTGAATGATGAGCTGGACCGCGTCGTGGCCGCCCTTCAGGAACAGCGGGAGGAGCTCTCCTCCACCCTGCGGCGGGACCCCGCCGATCTCGGCGGCGACATGACGCTTCCCATGCGGACCGCGCGCGCCAACCGGCTGCTCGGCTTCGACAGCGTGGGCGACATCGTGGTGGTGCCGCGTGATTCCGCCCTGCTGACGGCGCCCTTCCCCGGCGCCGTGCCCCATACGGTGGAGGACAAGCTGGCGGAGACGCTGAGCGCGCGCGACTTCGGTGCGACCGGCGATGGCGTCACGGATGACGGCCCCGCGCTGCAGGCGGCAATGAACGCCGCCGCCGCTTCCGGCAAGGTGCTGACGATCGGCGAGGGTTCCTTCCGCACGCTGCAGCCGCTGACGCTGCCTGGCGCCGCGGCGGGCCTGACCATGCTCGGGCGGATCATCTACGCCGGCCCTGGCGGGCAGACGGCGTTGACCATCGGCAATGGTGGCAGCACGCGCAACGCCAACAAGCACCACATCGGCATTTCCGTGATGCGCGCCACCACCAGCGACTGGCTGGATGAGGGCGATATCGGCGTGGTGATGATCAACCACGATGCATCGCTGATCGAGGTGCGGGAGATCACGGGCTTCACCATCGGCCTGCGTACGCTGGGCGATGAGCGGGGGTTCGAGGATACGACGCTGATCCTCAATCGCTTCGTGAACAACAAGATCGGCCTGGACATCCACACGCTGACCGCCGCGGCGTGGAACACCTCCATCCGCTACTATGGTGGGCACTTCGCCGTGGGTTCCACCGTGCATACCGACAAGGACCGCTTCGGCATCCGCCTGTCGGCCGCGCCGGGTGCCTATGTCGCGCATAACCGCCATCTGTTCGACGGCCCGAATTTCGAGCTGAATTCGCGCGAGATCGCGGCGACGGGCATCCCCTTCCTGTGCGAGGTGAACAGCCGCGCCATCGTCGCGCGCGGCATCCGCATGGAAGGCTGCGACCCGATCGTGGCGCGCCATACCGCCGGCGCGCAGGACCACATGTACGAGGTGGCGTGGGCAAGCCAGGGCTACGCGATCGAGATCGAGCACACCGCGACCGCGACGCGGCTTGGCGGCGTGGTGAAGGCGCTGCACCAGGCACTGCCGAACCGGGAGGCGACGCGGGAGGTGGCCGCCGTCCCGTCGCTGCGGGCCGCCGCCATCCGCTGGAACGCGACGGAGACAGGGTTCGAAAGGCTCGCCTGCCTGTCCACCAATGTCGCCGGCGGCCCGACCTCGCTGCCGCAATTCGCCTTTCCCGCGCTCGATTCCTACACGCTGACCAACCGCGGCGTGGTGCTCACGGGCGGGCGCGGCCTGGGCTTCGTGGTGGATACGTCACGCTGCAAGGACTTCGCCCTGACGGTGGATGCGGATTCGCCGCGCCTGATCGTCATGGCCTTCGACAGCAGCTGGAACCTGCTGACGGAGGCCGCCGGCACGATGGTGATGGCATCGGGCCAGTCGATGACCTGGAACGCCACCGCGCGCTGGTGGCAGGGGTCGGCCGACATGGACGATGCGGGGCTGACGCGGCTGCAGGCCATTCGCCTGGCGCCGCAGGTGGCCACCGCCATCATCGGCGTCGCCCGCATCACGGCCGACTACGAACTGCGCGCCATGCGCCTGCATTGCGATCCGCGCCACGCGCCGCCACTGCTGTTCGGGCTGCCGGATCTGCGCATCGGCGTGCGGGAGTTGATCGCGGAGCAGGCCTGGGATCCGGCCTCCATCGCCGCCGGCGCCAGCGTGCAGACCAGCGTCACCGTCGCCGGCGCCAGGCCCGGGGATTTCGTGCAGGCATCCTTCTCCCTCGCCACCTCCGGCTGCGTCTTCCTGGCGCAGATCGGGGCGCAGGACACGGTGACGGTCACGGTCTGGAACCGGTCAGGCGCGGCGGTGGACCTCAACCCGGGCACGGTACGCGTGCGGGTGGTGAAGGCATGAGGAAGCCCTCCACCTCGCCCCGCAAGACGCCGGGCGTGCCGCGCGCGAAGCTGGCCGCTGTGATCGAGCGCGTCGCGGAGGAATACGCGCATTTCGTCAGCGACCCGCCGCTGGAGGAGGTGCCGCCGGATTCCAAGACCTTCGCGGCCCGGCAATCCGCCGCCCGCGCGGCACTCGCCCATATCAGCGAACTCGCCGCCCTGGCGGCGGAGGATGGAGAGGCAGCGGAGGAGACGGTGGAGGACATCCTCGCCAAGGCGCGCGCCACCATCGCGCAGGAAGGCGAGGCCGATCCGCCGCCGGCAGGCGAGGAGGAGGAGGGTTGAGCCAACGCCCCGCCGACCTCGTCGAATTCGCCTGGATCTGGAACCAGGCCAATGGCCTTGGCACCCCGCCCCTGCACCGGCGCGTCCTGCGCTGGCTGCAGGCACGGGATGCGGCCGGGGACCGACGACTGCTGCTGATGGCCTTCCGCGGCTTCGGCAAATCCACGCTGGTCGGCCTCTACTGCGCCTGGCGGCTCTATTGCGCACCGCAGACGCGGATCCTCGTGGTGGCGGCGGACCACGCGCTGGCGACGAAGATGGTGGCGAATGTGCGCCGCATCCTGGGCCGCCACCCCCTGTGCTCCGCGCTGCTGCCCGGGCATGGGGAGGGGTCCTGGGCATCCGACCGCTTCACGGTGGCGCGCGATGGCGTGCTGCGCGATGCCTCCATGATGGCGGCGGGCATCGGCGGCAACATCACCGGGGCGCGCGCCGACCTGATCATCGGCGACGATGTCGAGGTCGCCGGCAATTGCGACACGCCCGCCAAGCGGGAGGAATTGCGGGAGAGGCTGACGGAAGCGGAATTCGTCCTGGTCCCCGGCGGCACCATCCTGTTCGTCGGCACGCCGCATGCGGAGGACAGCCTCTACGCGGAAGGGGCGGACGCCTTCCTCTCGGGCTACCGGCGGCTCGTGCTGCCGCTGCTGGACGCCGCTGGGCGCAGCGCCTGGCCGGAACGCTTCCCGGATGAGGCCGTGGCGGCGCTGCGCGACCGCGTCGGCCCGCTGGCCTTCCGCCGGCAGATGCTGCTGGAGCCGGTGCCGATGGGGGCCGCGCGGCTCGATCCCGCCGCGATGTCGCGCTACGGCGCGGAGATCGAGTACCGGGAGGCCAATGGGCGCGGCCTGCTGTCCCTGATGGGCACGCGGCTCGTCTCCGGCGGCGGCTGGTGGGACCCGGCCTATGGGCGCCCCGGCAGCGGCGATGCCAGCGTGCTGGCCGCCACCTTCAGCGACGCGGAAGGCCGCCACTACCTCCACCGCGTCGCCTACCTGCTGCATGACCCGGAGGCGGAGGAGGACGCCGCCACCCAGCAATGCCGCGCCGTCGCGGCGCTGGCGCGGGACCTGATGCTGCCGGTGGTGCGGGTGGAGACCAATGGCCTCGGCCGCTTCCTGCCCGGGCTGCTGCGGCGGGAGATGTCGCGGATCGGCGCCGTCTGCACGGTGACGGAAGCCGTCAGCCGCCGCGCCAAGTCGGAGCGCATCCTGGCGGCGCTGGACCCGGTGCTGGCGGCGCGGCGCCTGTCCGCGCATGACAGCGTGCTGCGCGGCCGCTTCGTGCGGGAGATGGCGGAATGGCGCCCGGATACGCCGGGGCTGCACGATGACGCGCTGGATGCCGTCGCGGGCTGCCTGCTGGCGGAGCCGGTGCGGCTGCCCTTCGCCCCGCCGGCGCCGCGGACAGCCCTGCCCTGGCGGGGCTTCTGATCCTCACGCCCGCTTGCGGGCGATCTCCGTCGCATGCCGGTCGAGGCCGGCTTCCGTCGCCTCGAACCGCCCATCCGGGCGGGCGCGGGCCAGGCCCATGCCGGCCAGCCGTTGCAGGCAGGGGCCGTCCTTCAGCCCGTCAGGGCGCCCATGCGGCCGCACCAGCGTCAGCCGGTGCAGCGCCGATCGGCAGCAGGTCTCCAGGTAAGGCTCGTTCCACATCGGTCCGCGCGGCGCATCCCCCGGCGCCGCGCGGCCCTTCCGCGCGGCCACCCCAGGGTGGTTCCGCCGCCGCTTCCCTTCAAGGAGTGCCCCCATGATCCCCGAGATCCCGCCCCAGCTGCTGGCCGCCGCCGCCGACGCGCCGCTGGCCTTGCTGATGCTCTGGATGGTCCATCTGCTGCGCCGGGACCTGACGGCGCGCCCGGAACCGCCGCAGGCCGCGCCCGCGCCTTCCGCCCGCGATGACCTGGTCGAGTTCAAGCTGGAGGTCGCGCGCACCTATGTCCCGCTTTCCCTGATCCGCGACCTCGATTCACGGCTGTCCCTCCACCTCGTCCGCATCGAGGAGAAGCTGGACGAGGTGAGCCGCGCCGCCACCGCCGCCGCCGCCATCTCCGGCCAGGTGGTGACGCAGCGCAAGGTCGGCTTCGCCGCCCGCGCCGAGGGGGAGACCCGGGCATGA